GAACATTCTCTTCACCTTCTGGATGGCATCATTCAAGGTACGGTCTCGTACCATGACCACCTGACCATCAGTAAGTGTTGCCTTAAATTCCCAAGTACCTTTCTTGTAAACTGCACCCATTTTCCTATCTCCTGTTAATTAACAAATTGGATATATCCTCCCTCCTAGCGATAGCGATACAGAGATGGGAACACCTAAGAGATGGGAAGAAACGGATGATGTGTATCAGGAAAAAAGAAAGACTCCGAAGAGTCTTACTCAATCGCTGCCTTAGCCTGTACCTGTTGCAGCTTACGGATCGCTTCGTGATCCTCGAACTTCATAGGCTCTGTGTAGCCATTCTGTTTAAGCGTCTTATACACCAGTCGAGCTTTATCGACAGGTACTGTACATACACCTACTACTTCCCATTCATCTATCCCTACACATTCTTCTGTAGTGACAGTGGCTTTATTAGAGTGGATCTCAAAGGTGACATGACAATCACCCTCTTTTGTTTCAGTCCCTGCTTGCATAGTTAAGAAATACTTCTGCATGGCTGTTCTCCTAATGTTAGTTAGCTATGTCCACTCTCATAGCGATAGCGTTCTTACTTAATAATCTATCTATCTCTAAGATGTGTATTGTGTATCGGTTGTGTATAGGAAAAAGGAATGCACCCGAAGGTGCATAGGTTAAGCTGCTTTGAGACGTTCAATCTCTGCGATTGCTTCTAGTCTTGCCTTCTCTCGGTCTGCTTTGACCTCATCGGAGTAGGTCTTCATACCTTCCTTCGATAGTGTACCCGCCTCTTTAAAGGCTGCGGCAAACTCGTCAACGCCTTCGGCTGTTGTTTCTACCGCACGTGCCGTTGCTTGTACTGCGTTTGATAGAGCTGAGAATATACCCATGATTGTTCTCCTAGGTTAGAACATTATGAATAACGACATTGTTATCCACTCTTATGGCGATAGCCCTGTGTATGGGAGAGAGTGGCCAAGATACCCTGAGATTAAGATAGGGGGGGGGTACTTGGTGTTTTAAGTGACAGACAGTCAGCCCCTACAACCACCTCCAGTTATTAATTTTCCCTCAAAAGTGCTGTATATAATTTGTACAGTTTTTCCCTTATAGAAATTTTCCAAGAAAACTATATTCAGCCGATGTGTAATCCCCTAAACACTTAAGGGGTATGTATGAACACAATCATGTTGGAACGCTTCTCTTATGCACCTGACGGTACGTTCGGTGTGATGACCTTACCTAGTGGGAAGATGTTGTATACGGCTGAGAGACCTTGGCTTGGTAATGCTCCCTCTATTTCCTGTATCCCAGAAGGCGTATATGCGTTGGGACAACGCCCTTCTTCTGTAGTGAGTAGAACCTCTGGTGGGGCGTTCTCTTCAGGTTGGGAAGTGAAAGATGTGCCTAACAGGACGTTCATTATGGTTCATCCAGGGAATTTCCCTATGACTGACCTTGAAGGTTGTATTGCGGTTGGTAAGGACTATCAGATCTTAAAAGATAAGACAGGCCAGTATCGTAATGCTGTTGGTTTGAGTCGAGCTGCCTTCGAAGTGTTTATGAGGGAGTTGGATTCTCGTAATAGTTGGGATCTTGAAATTATCCCGAAGTTAATACAGTACCCGTAGAAGCTCTTTAAGGGCTGAGGGGTACTAGAAGTCCTCTTAACCCTTAAAGCCTCTGTAAGTTAAATATATAAGTTATTAAGACCACTGGAGAGTGATATGGACAACGTATTAGATCTAAGCCAAAAACAAGACATGGCTCCTTGGGAACGTCGATTGATCCATGAACGCAATGAGCTATCTGACAGGCTAGAAGCCTTGGTTTCTTTCTTGGATTCAGAAGAGAAAGGGGCGTTATCTGCTGAGATGTTGGCTTGTATGTTCGATCAAGTAGAGGCGATGGGTATGTATTTGGCTGCCCTTGAGTGTCGTTTAGAGCTTCTTGGTCTGGAGTAGTAATGGATCAGTTAACGATAGATCAGTTTAAGGAGTCGTTACCTACGACTCTTAAGAAGTCTGTTAATCAGGAGTTGGTCGATAAGATTAATAAGACCTTAAGTGACCCTGATATGTATGAGACGTATCGAGACAATATGTTGTCTTATACAAAGGTCATGCAAGAGGGTAAGTTTAAGGTAACTAACTATATAGACGCGGTGAAGTATGTCTCTCATAAGTTAATGGGTAAGACAAACATTGCTGCGTTTACGGATACCTTTCCTGACAAGGTGAATCGTTGGCAGTCTACTGGTGTGAGTTCTAAGGATATTGCCAGTTATGTGACTGCATATAACAAGTCCAAGCTAGTCAATCTTATCTACGAGCAGACACTCATCCCCGCTAGGGTTTTAAACCAAGATCTGTATCAACGTGCGTTGAATGTCCAAGCCGACTTAATGACCAATGCTAAGAGCGAGATGGTTAGGACTACGGCTGCTAACTCGATCCTTGCTCAGTTGAAGGCTCCTGAGACACAGAAGGTGGAGTTGGATATTACTGCCAAGGAAGACAGTTCGTTGACGCAGTTAAGGCAGAGTACGTTAGAGCTTGTGGCGCAACAGAAGAAGATGATTCAAGCAGGTGCGATGAATGCTCAAGAGATTGCACACTCCAAAGTAATAGATGCAGAGGTAATAGAAGAATGAGTGCGTATGAAGAGATCATAGGTGAGGTAGCCTCTGCCCTTCAGGTAGATGACTATCTGAATGCAACGGATTACAAGATTGATCCTGAGTATGTGCCGAGTGATTTCGCTTTAGAGTTCGTGACGTTTATTAAGTTGTGTGATGGCGGGGAGTCTGAGAACAAGACCCCTGTAGTGCATTACTACATGCTTGATACCTATGTCATTGATAACGGTAAAGACATCATCAATATGTGCCATCGAGGGATGGCCAAATCCACGCTTAAAGAGTTCCTCATTCTTTATATTGCTGTATATGGGCATTTCCTTCATTTAGGGAAAGTACCTTATGCCCTGTATGTATCTGACTCCATTGATAACGGTGTGAAGAAGATGCGTAAGAGTTTGGAGTTCAGATGGAATGATTCCCAGTTCTTACAGGAATACATTCCTCAGATTAAATTTACCGATACTCGGTGGGAATTTATTAACCGGGAAGGTACGAGCTTTGTGGTTAGCGGATTCGGTGCGAAAACCGGAGTCCGGGGTACACGGGAGAATAAATCGCGCCCTGTGTTAGCACTCCTCGATGACTTGATTAGTGATGCCGATGCTCGATCTGCAACAGTCATAGCTGATGTAGAGGATACCGTCTATAAGGCGATTGATTACGCCCTACACCCTACTAAACGCTTGATTATCTGGTCTGGTACGCCCTTTAACCAGAAAGATCCTTTATATAAAGCGGTGAACTCAGGGGCATGGAACGTCAACGTATTCCCTGTCTGCGAGAAGTTTCCTTGTACGAAAGAAGAGTTCAGAGGCTCATGGGAGGATCGTTTCCCTTATGAGTACGTCAAGAAGCAATATGACAAGGCACTAGCCTCTGGCAAGATCGCCACGTTTAATCAGGAGCTGATGCTCCGAATCATGTCTGAAGAAGACCGCATAATTACTGACGGAGACATTGGTTGGTATCGTATCGACTCGGTACTGAAGCATAAGGAACGGTTTAACTTCTATATCACCACTGACTTTGCTACGAGTGAGGAACAATCTGCCGACTTCAGTGCGATCTCTGTTTGGGCACTCAATTATGTTGGTGATTGGTTTTGGGTTGACGGTATCCTGCAACGACAGGAGATGGATAAGAACATTAATGACCTGTTTCGATTGGCCCAGATATATAGACCACAAGGTGTTGGGATCGAGGTTAACGGACAACAGGCTGGTTTCATCCCTTGGATTCAAGATCAGATGATGGTACGCAACTGTTACTTTCCGTTGGCTTCAGATAACAATAGTAATCGACCAGGTATACGGTCTAATTCTCGAACCAATAAGCTACAAAGATTCAATGTCGTTGTGCCTTGGTTTAAGCAGAGGAAGGTATTCTTCCCCACTGAGCGTAAGAATGACCCAATTATGGTCGAGGCCATTAATCAGTTGTCTTTGATTTCCTTCGAGGGCTTCAAATCCAAGCAAGATGACTTCATTGATACTGTCTCAATGCTTCCCTTACTGAACGCATATAAACCTTCAGAAATTACTGAATTAAACAGGGATGATAGCGGTATCTGGGAGATCGACATAGAAGAAATCGACTCCTCTGGTTTAGATTCATACATTGTGTAGAGGCTACAGATGAACTTACAAGATATATTCGACCAACTCTCCTACGGTGAGTTGTCTCAACTATTTGTTGGTACAGGAGAGAACGGTGAGATCCCTGTAGATCGTAGACGTAAGATCGGGGCCAGTATTAGTCTTGGTTTGACCGATTTATACAAACGCTTCTTATTGAAAGAGAAGCGGGTACGCGTAGCGTATGACGCTTCTCGATCTACGTATGTTTTACATAGTGATTATGCTGAATCCAACACAGGTGGTTTGGCTCCTGTTAAATACATCATGGATAGTGATGAACCCTTTACTGACGATGTATTACAGATTGAACGTATTTATTCAGCAGACGGAACGGAGTTACGCCTCAATGCACTTGATGACCCGGATGCAATTAGGCTCACTTCTACAAATATGTTCTTGGCTCCGGCTACGTTAGAGACTGAGTACCTTGAGGTGGTGTATCGAGCGAACCACCCTGCCCTCGATCCTGTCGATGTAGAGACTTACCCTACGAATGTTGATATTGAATTGCCTATCACCCATTTAGAGCCTCTGTTGTTGTATGTCGCTAGTCGGGTACACACGCCTGTTGGTATGAATAACGAATTTCACGATGGTAATAACTATGCAGCTAAATATGAGGTTGCCTGTTCTCGTTTAGAGCAACTAAATATGCGTGTTGATACTGTTGGTCATAATACTCGATTTGAGAGTAATGGTTGGGTGTGACTCTCCTACAGGGATGATTGTAAGGTCATGGATGGCCTGCCTTTAATTTCCCCAGAAAAAGATATTCCAATCCAATAGTGTTCAGTCCATTACTCCAATGTAGGACTGGACAATGGAACAGCAAGAAAGTTACGAAGAATCCAATAAACGATTAACAGATTGGGCAAATGAGCCCTCTCTGATGGATTTAAAATATGATTTAGAAGAAGCTAAACCTGCACACGATACTCAGGTACAACGTATTAACCGTTGGCTTGATAATCTTTATGTGCGTGGTAGTGCGAATGTTAACACCCCTAAAGGACGTTCTAAACACGTACCTAAGTTAATTCGCAAACAGGCGGAATGGCGTTACCCTGCCCTCTCAGAACCTTTCTTGAGTTCTCCTGATATATTTGATGTCCAGCCTATCTCTTGGGAAGATCGAAAAGCTGCACAGCAGAATAGTCTCGTACTGAATAACCAGTTCAATACCAAAATTAAACGTACCCGTTTCATAGATGAATATGTCCGTACTTGCGTAGACGAAGGTACGGTTATTGTATTTACAGGATGGGAATTCGAAGAAGAGACTGTTCAAGAAGAAGCACCTGTCGTTGAGTTTGCTCCTGATCCTTCTATGGCTGAAGTCATTCAAGAGATCGACCAAGTTAAGCAATCCAACCCTACTGCCTACCGTCTTGAAGTCCCTGAAGAGTTAAAACAAGCCTACGAGATGTCTATTGAGGCCGGGATACCTTATCGCCCTAATGTTATAGGTACTGAAATAGTAGATGTCATTAAGACCGTCAAAAACCAACCTATCCTTGAAATCTGCGATAACCGTAATGTCACAATCGACCCTTCTTGTCATGGTGATTTAGATAAAGCAGGTTTCATCATACGTTCTTTTGAGAGTTCTAATGCTGCCCTAGAGAAGACAGGCAAATACTTTAATTTAGACAAGATCGTAAAGAACCAAAGTTCACCACTGTCGGAGCCTGACCATGAAACTAATACACCAGACAACTTTAACTTCAAGGACGAGCCAAGAAAGAAGTTCGTTGTACACGAGTATTGGGGATTTTGGGATATTCATGGTGATGGTTCTCTTGTTCCTATTGTAGCCGCATGGGTTGGTAATACTCTCATCCGAATGGAAGAGAACCCATTCCCTGATAAGAAACTTCCCTTTACTGCTGTTCAGTATCTGCCTGTCCGTAAAGAAACGCATGGTGAACCAGACGGTGAACTTCTTGAAGATAACCAGAAAGTCACAGGTGCTTTAACAAGAGGTATGCTCGATGTTATGGGCCGTTCTGCAAATGGGCAGACGGGTATTCGTAAAGACATGCTCGATGCCGTAAACCGCAGACGGTATGAGAAAGGTCAGGATTATGAGTTCAACCAAACCGTAGATCCACGCCAAGGTGTCCACATGCACACCTATCCTGAAATCCCCCAGTCTGTACCTCTCTTAATCCAAGCACAGAACCAAGAAGCAGAATCCCTTACAGGCGTGAAGTCTTATAGCACAGGCATCACTGGCCAAGCATTAGGTGAAGTAGCCGCAGGGGTACGCGGAGCGTTAGATGCTTCTAGTAAACGTGAGTTAGGAATCTTACGTCGTCTTGCTGAAGGTATGACTGAAATTGGTCGTAAGATCATTGCTATGAATGCTGTCTTCCTTGAAGAAGAGGAAGTCATTCGTATCACTAACGAAGAGTTCGTGACTATTTCTAGGGACGATCTCGCAGGTCATTTCGATTTACGTCTAACTATCTCCACCGCAGAAGAAGATAACCAACGAGCTCAAGACATTGGTTTCCAACTTCAAACAATGGGGCAATCTCTCCCCTTCGAGATGACTCAGCTCCTTCTCGCTGAACAAGCACGACTGAAGAAGATGCCTGAGTTAGCTAAGAAGATTGAAGAGTACCAACCTCAACCTGATCCATTAGAGCAACAACTCAAACAACTTGAGATTGCGAAGCTACAAGCTGAAATCATGGCGCTACAAGGTAAAGCCCAAGAACATCAGGCAAATGCCCAGTTGGATATGGCTAAGGCAGAGAACCTATCAAGCGACACAGATCTTAAGAATCTGGATTTTGTAGAGCAGGAATCGGGTGTCAAACAGGAACGTGAACTCCAGAAGCAAAAAGCACAAGCAATGGGGAATATCGAGCTTGAGAAGACAAAAGCTTACCTAAATCAAGGTAAATCTACCTCATAGGCAAAAAAACCAAGAAAAGTATTCATCAGTTCGTATAGTCGGCTGATGAATACTTAATTCACTGTATATATAACCAACTAATAAGGTAGTCATTCATGCAACCAACCGTACAAGATATTGAACTAAGCATTAAGGATGCTGAAGAAATGGTCGCGCTAGGTACAGCACTAGAACGCCTTCAGAAGAACCGTGACTTCAAGAAGCTTTTCCTTGAGGGCTATATCGAGAAAGAAGCAATCCGTCTCGTTAGTTTGAAAGGCTCACCCCACACCCAGAAACCAGAAGTGCAGGAATCCATCGTTAAGGAAATGGATGGTATTGGTGCGTTCCTTGGTTACATGAGCAAGATCTTCTGGGAAGCAGATAGAGCTAAAGACTCGATCCAAGAAGCCAATCAAATGATTCTTGAAATGGATGGAGACGAGTAATGACGGATTCGGTAGACAACGTAGAAGAGAACGCAATGTCAGCCTTGGGTATGTCAGACGAAGAAGCCATCAATTTGGACTTCTCTGACTTCGATGAAGCTCCTGACGAGGAAGTAGCGGAAGCGGATTCCGAAGTCGAGGAGTCTTCAGAAGAAGAAGATACCGAGGAAACGGAAGAAACAACTACTGAGGAAGAATCAGATGAAGTTGAAGAAACCGATGAAGAAGAGACTTCAGAGGAAACTGCTGAAGACCTCTCTGACGAAACGGAATCAGATGATGAAGAAGATTCTGATGCCGATGATTCTCCCGTTGACTACGAAGCGGAATACAAAAAGATCTTAGCCCCTTTCAAAGCAAATGGGCGAGACATGCAGGTAGACAATGTTGAAGAAGCAATCCAACTGATGCAGATGGGCGCGAACTACAACAAAAAGATGGCTGCATTAAAACCGAATCTTAAGACCATGAAGCTCCTTGAGCAGAATGGTTTGTTAGATGAAGAGAAGCTTAGTTATTTGATTGATCTGGATAAGAAGAATCCAGAAGCAATTAACAAACTTCTTAAAGATAGCGGTATTGATCCTTTGGATTTAGATGCCGACAAAGCAGACGATTACAAGCCGAACACTTACTCAGTTGATGATCGAGAAGTCGAGCTAGATGAGGTACTCACTGAGCTATCAAGCTCACAGACCTACGCTCAGACTATTGATCTCGTGAGCAATAAGTGGGATGGCAAAAGCAAACAGATCGTGGCGGAAAACCCCCACTTGTTGAAAGTCATAGATAGCCACATGGCCAGTGGAGTTTATGAACTTGTCAGTAAAGCGGTTGAGCGCGAGCAAATGTTTGGTCGTTTAAATGGTTTGAGTGATTTAGAGGCTTATAGGCAAGTCGGAGAACAGCTTGAGAAGTCTGGTGCATTTCAGCAGCCAGCCCCTACTCAAAAGGTTGTGACGAAGACCAAGGCCAGTAAGACCAATCCTGAACTTAAAAGCAAAAAGCGAGCAGCTAGCTCAGTGAAATCATCGAAGTCTGTAGCTAAGTCAGAGCCTACCAATGTGTTTGCTCTGTCGGATGAAGACTTCGAGAAAGAATTTAACGACAAGTTTATTTAATTAAGAGGTAATTTCTCATGTCCTATGATGGAGCTATTTATAACAGCCCGGTAGACGGCAACGAGTCTACTATCGGTAATCAGATCCGTACCGATAAGTTTGACAAAAAGGCGTTAATTGAAGCGCGTAAACTTCAATACCTCATGCAGTTGGCAGATGTTGAATCTATGCCTAAAAACATGGGTAAGAAGATCAAGAAGTACCACTACCTTCCGTTGCTTGATGACGCGAACATCAACGACCAAGGTATTGATGCTGCGGGTGCAACCATCGCTGATGGTAACTTGTACGGTTCTTCTAAAGACATCGGTACTATTCCGAACAAGCTACCACTTCTTTCTGAAACTGGTGGTCGTGTTAACCGTGTTGGCTTCAAGCGTGTTGAAGTTGAATCAAACTTAGAGAAGTTTGGTTTCTTCGATGAATACACTCAAGAGTCTGTTGACTTCGATTCTGACGCAGATCTACGTATGCACGTATCGCGTGAGATGGTTAATGGTGCTCACGAGATCACTGAAGACGTTCTTCAGATCGACTTGATCGAAGCTGCGACTACTGTACGTCTAGCAGGCGGTGCAGCTAACGTAGCAGCAATCAATAACACTTCTGTTGTTGATTATGGTGATTTGATGCGTCTCGATATTGACCTAACTAATAACCGTACTCCTAAGCAAACCAAGATCATTACTGGTACTCGTTTGGTAGATACTAAAGTTATTGGCGGTACTCGTATCATCTACTGTGGTTCTGAGTTGATTCCTGTATTGGAAGAAATGGTGGACTCTCACGGTGAACGTGCGTTCCAACGCGTTGAGAAGTACGCAGGCGGTACTACTTTGCTTAACGGTGAAGTTGGTGCAATTGGCCCGTTCCGTATCGTTGTACATCCAGAGATGCTTCACTGGGCTGATGCGGGTGCAGCTACCCCGAATGCTGACTTCTACGGCAACACTAACTACGACGTATTCCCAATGCTTTGTGTTGGTGATGGTTCGTTCGCTACTGTTGGTTTCCAAACTGACGGTAAGACTGTGAAATTCAAGATCACTCACAAGGCTCCGGGTGAAGCAACTGCTGACCGTACCGATCCTTATGGTGAGACTGGTTTCATGTCTATCAAGTGGTACTACGGATTCTTCCCACTACGTCCTGAGCGTTTGGGTCTAATCAAGACTGCTGCAAAACTGTAGTAAGTAGTAACTAAATAAGGGGAGCTTCGGCTCCCCTGCCTTAACCAAATTTGGAGTATTCAATGTCAGAAACAATCAACCAAGAATTTGAATTGGAAGCAGCTAAAACCCTCGCAGATGAGATGGGTCTTAAATACCACCCTTCTATTGGTTTGGAGAAGCTTCAAGAAAAGATCGCAGAAGCACAAACCAACGGTGTAGAGGAAGAGGCTGTCGAAGCCGCACCTAAAGAGAAGACTCTTGCCGAACAGAAAGCAGAGATGCTTAAACTTATTCGAATTCGCGTTACGTGTATGAACCCAGTTAAGCGCGATTGGCAGGGCGAAGTGTTCTCCGTAGGAAACCGTTTAATTCCTACACAGAAGAAGTTTGTACCTTTCGAGACCGAGTGGCACGTACCTCAAATTATCCTCGACGTAATGAAAGATAAGAAGTATCAACACTTCTATAGCGTCAAGGACAAGTTTGGTCGTTCAATCCGTAAAGGTAAGCTCGTTAAAGAATATTCTATCGAGATCCTACCTCCTCTTACTGAGAGTGAGTTAAAAGACCTAGCACAACGTCAAGCAATGGCGAACGGTACGGCTGAGACTGAATAATGACGACTATTGATACGGCTCTACTCACCGAAGCAGACATAGAAGGTACAGGTGTCTTTGATACGTTGATGAAGAGTACAACTGCCCATCTGGAGCAGGAGTACACTAAAGGCCGTATCAAAGGGTCAGAATACTCTCAAGTCTATCTAGGCGCGATGACTGCTGTGATGCAGCAGTCAGTCGCATTTCTTCTCGCTAAAGAGAAAGCAGGTTTTGAAGCGGATCTTGTTGCCCAGCAAGTCATTAATGCACAGAAAGAGCATGAAGTATTACATGCTCAAAAATGTAAGCTCGATGCAGAGTACGATGTTCTCTTGGAACAGAAACTCAAGGTGATTGCTGAGACTGGATTGCTCTCTCAGAAACAAGTCACAGAAGCCGCACAGACGGGTAATAGCAACGTAGATGCTAACTCTGTGATCGGTAAACAGAAGACTCTATACGACAAACAAGCAGCCGGATTCGATAAGAGTGCCGAACAAAAAGCAGCATCTCTTATGGTGGATGTATGGAACGTACAACGTACAACTGATCCTACTGTTGTGGCGGCTAGTACCGCTAACGGATTAGACGACCCCCAGATTAAACGTGCGATTAATAAGATGCTCACAGGTATCGGTGCATAGCTTTCGTTGTGGAAGTGTTTTAGGAAGCTTCGGCTTCCTTTTTTTGGTTTAGGAGAAAGACATGGGCTTGAATCCCTTTAAGAGCAAGAAGAAGACCGTTGTAGGTACAAGTGTCGCTCGCGTTGTACAGGATGAACTTATCCCTAATCCAATCCAACAAGCCCTACTTCAGTCTGTTGTAGACGGTTCGCGTATCACCGATAACATTATTAACTCCTCCCTAAATAACCCTATTTATCGTTTTGAACGTGCTTATAGGTACGGCAAGGAAGGTGGTTATTACTATGGCTTACCAGACACAACTCTCCATACGACAGGCCAAGGAGAAGACGATGTTAAAGCTGCAATCGAATCAGATGTAGGACAAACCATTACCTTAGAATATGTCGAGATCTCTCCCCTTAATAACTCCCATGTAGGTTGGGAATGGTGTACCAATAATGGTTACGACTACACCACAGGCGAGATAAAGGATTTATCTACTTCTATTGGTTTCACTGTCTATCTGGACAGTATTACGCTTGTACAATCTCTCGATGCAGACGAAGACGGAGATCCTGATGCGTGGGTAGAGATAGGGAATTCATCTCTGTATGAATATCAACGTAAACGGGTACGTTCTAACGGTGAGTGGGAATGGCAAACATCAGTTGCCTTAAAAGCCGATGTCTTAGATGGTGTAGAAATCCTTTACACATGGGAAGACGGAAATGGGGATATTCAACACGCTACCCATACTATACAGACCGACAACACAGCACCGAACGATACCTATATTCAAGCCAAGTATAGTTATGATGATAACGGAACAACGGTATACAAACACTGGACATATAAACAAGGACTAGGAACCTACCCTACCCTCGATGCTCTTTACGATACGGCATACTCTAACCCAGGGACGTATTTCCCCTTCTTGCCTTTTAGGATTGGCTATCAGAATTTGGCAGAGTCTACCGATGAAACCTTAAGTGCAGATCTCCGTAAGATGGCACGTAAGTTCAATATGGACTATGACGATGTGGCTGATGCCATCCATGAGAATCCTGATGTAAATGATGTCATTAGTGCTTCGATGGTGATGGCCGTACCGATTAACAGCCAACATCCTATAGAGCAACGTTATCTCTTTGAGTTCTTCAGTCGCTTAAACCAGCAACGTCCTGATGTGCTTGATGTTAAAGGGGTAACTGGAAACCAAGGAGACGAGTATACGGATTACCGTAACCGTGCTCTGAATGTCACACGTACTCTGACTCGCCACACAGCCCCTCCAAGACGTTACGCTTTAGATTTTAAAGATGCCGGACAAAACATCATCTTCAGGTTTGGGGCTGTCACTCGTAACACGATTGTTAGGCAAGGAACCGTAGGTGAATATTCCTCTGAGGTTATCCCTATTAATGTGGACTACCTGAAGCGAGTAAGGCAGTTACCTTATAAAGATAATATCTGGGCAGACGAATGGAGATCCCGCCAGATCAAGACGGTTTGTTTCCGTAAGCAGATCACAGCAAACCTAGCGGAAGAAATCATCGTTGTAGATCCTGAGTTGGTTTACACCATAGATAACGAAGGAAGGACTGTTAGCGAAACAGCAGGAGACAATCTTCTTATTATGTTAGATCGGGACTTAGTGGATAAGTACCCAATCAACGATAAGAACGTCCTCTACCATCGTGCTATGCACTTCATCTTCAACTCTAGGGCAACCTACAAAGTAGAGTGGTATCAAACCAGTTTCTTTAAAGCATTCGTTATTGTTGTTGCTGTCGTTATTACAGTGGTTTCGGCAGGTAGTGGATCTGGCCCCGCAGCATCCTTAATAGCGGCAGTCTCCGCAGGAGTAGCCGCTACCCTCATATTCATACTACAAGCAGTCATCATCTCTGTACTGACTAAGTACGCTTTTAAATTAATTGCTAAAGAGTTCGGAGTAGAGTTCGCAATCATCTTGGCGATTGTCTTAACCATTTACTCGATGGGAAGAGACAACTCTTTTGCAACAATAAGCCCGGATGCAGCCTTCGCGGATAACCTACTTGCCTTGGGTAATAACCTGGCTCTAGGTGTTATGGCGAGTGGTTTGACGACAGGTGTAGGCGCAGCCCTTGAGGTTGGCTTAGAAGATCTCATGTCAGATGCCGCAGAGTTTGAGCAATATAAGGAAAGCACTCTTGCAGAGATCGAGCGTATGGAGGCGATGTTAGAGAATCCAGATTCGCTACTTGATCCTCTTTGGTTTACCGAACGGATGGAACCAATGCTACGCCTATCAGAGACTCCAGACTCCTTTTATGCACGGACATTGGACATGCCAAACATAGGTACAGTTTCGTTTGATTTTATTGAAAATTTTGTAGACGTAAGCCTTACACTACCCGATATAGATAATACCCTTGGAGGTACGATATGAAATTAGCTTCTGGTCAACTAGCTCCCGCTACACAACCTGTAAATCACAATCAATGGGGATTTACAGATAACTTTCTAAACGACCTAGTTCCTGAAGGTATTTCAGGAACGGGTGGAATGGTAGTGGATACAAATCAGTTCGGTTTTTCGGACAGCTTTCTAAATGAGCTTGTACCTGCTAACACATCAACAGGCTTTGATTCTAACTTCTGGTTTGGTAACGCTAAGACAGGAACCAATGGAGCGGCCTTACCTACACTAAATCTAGTTAATGGCTTAACCCAAGGCTTCCTCGGTTTCGAGCAACTTGGTATTGCCAGAGACAAACTGAACGAGAATAAACGACAGTTCAACTTGAACTTCGGAAACCAAGCAAGACTAACGAATAGTCGTCTGCGTGATCGTCAAGAACGTAGAATTGCGGAAGGCCGTGCATCAGGTACGGTAGAAGATTATATGGCCCAAAACGGTATGAGGACTGCGTAATGGCTCAACCTATTACTTGGCGTAATGTGAACGCCCCGTCAGATAATGCGGCTGCATCCTTCTTCGATAGTGGTGCAGATCGTATCAATAGTGCATTCGGTTCTCTGGGTAATGCTCTCAAGGGTGTTCAGCAAGATCGTAACGCTGAGTACCAATATGGTGTTGACCAGAATACACAAGCCTTTTTGGATAAAGTAAAAGGCTATACCGATGTAAACCAACTACAAGCCGATAAAGCCTCTGGTTTGTTCCAGAACCTTATTAGCGGGTACAACGGGGATATTGACCGTAGTAAGACTAACGGTGCTGTGGATGCTCAGATTAAGGCGCTACGGGATGGTTTTACGTCCCAGGTTAATTTCGACGATGCAGTACGATCCAAAGAAGAAGCTGACCGTTTACGTGGACTTAAACCGGAGACAGATGCTATTGCACTGGCTCAGGCTAAGAATCAATTTGGTGTAGCTAGGGATCGGATCAGTAACAGTGGTCTCAATGACTTAGAAAAAGCTCAGAAACTCGCTGAGATCACGCAAGCTGAACGTGCCTTTGAGGAACAGAGTTACCAAGACAAGGTTAGAGAGTACACACGTACCCTTGATGATCGTCTTAATGCCGAGATCTCCGGTGAAGAGGCTAAGGCTCAAAAGAACTTAGAATCAATTAACCAGTTCTATAAAGACAACCATATTGTTGATCCTAATAACCTAACATTAGGTCAGTACGATAAGCTAAAGGCGTTCGAACAGACCCTAGAACGTGTGCGCGGTAAAGAAGAGATCATGCGTGATTTCGATGCACAACAGTTAGCTTCAGGTCTCTATGAGGCTTATGACCGTGATTCTACTCAAAGTATGATTGATACTAGGCTAGACCAATCACTCAGTACCGAACAGCAATCTACTATTAAAGCCAATGTAGATAAGTTGATTCGGGACAAGGGTTATCTAACTTTAGAAAACAACATCATGTCTACCGAGAACCAACAAAAATTTGGTGGTTTGAATGGTAGTAAGGAGGCCGGGGAAGCCTTAAAACTTTTGGTGGATGGCGATGGTGAACCAGATCCTGATTACACTCAATGGAAGAGTGATGCAGTAGACATAGCAACCAACGGTATAGACATTACAGTTGGTAATGAGTCAATGAAGGTTAAAGTACCTATTGAACATATTTATAACGCAATAGCTACAGGCAAGTCATGGGGATTAGAGAGAGATTCAGACTTACGTACCAATATCGAGACTTTCTTAGGTAAAGAGAAAATAGGTGAGAAGTATCGACAAGCGCAGGAAATTGAGGCGCACGAACGTCTGTTAAAGTCTGGGATGTTGGCTAAGACAAATGCAAACAACCCATTCTACAGGAATCAAGTAGCTCGTAGCATTTTAGATGGGGCTTCAGTTGAAGCACCCCAGAAACCTAACATCGCTGAGATTAATGCGGCAACGATAGATGCTGCTGCGGAAACAAAAAATCCGACTGTCGGTAGAAGGGCAACACAAGCACGAGCGCGGAAGAAAAGGGCTGAGTTGGCAAAAGATCCTGACATCAAAGCAGCGCAAAAGGAGTTGGACGCACTCTCAGGCATCCGAAACCATTTCAAACGGCTACAAGCTAAGGACAGGTTGATTAAGGAATTACGTAAAAAGGACAAAGATATTTCCTGGATCAATAGCTACTAAGTGAAAAGGTGGGGGAGTACGTTTACTCCCTCACCTAACCACTACAAGTTTCATACACCTTTCTAAGTAGTCTTCTTTAATTTGAGTCGGTCTTTCGTTGAATAGTTCCAATGATGTACCTTCAAGAGTCCGTAAGGTAGCCATATACCTGTCGGTGTTTATAAAACCAAACCTGTTAAGTATCATTTCCACTTCTTTATGGAAGTAAGGGATCTTACTTAAAGTATATGTACGCTTGGCGTTTTCAACACTCCTATCTATATATCCCGTAACTACATACTCGCAAACATCTTCCTGTGTCCTAAGTTCTACTGCACTAACCGAACTACTCAAACCAATCATCAATACTACTAGCAATCTTTTCATTGTTATCTCCCTGTTTAGAAGTACAGGAACATACACAAGAAATTCTCCAGATAAAAGTAATTGCCTTCAATAAGATCACTTCAGTTTCTACATTTCCTTGGAGTGCCAATGTCTACCCCTAACGATCTCTATAACCAACTTACCGCAGAAGCCGCTAAAGCTGCTTTAGACCCTAATGCTTTCGATAAGTTGGTTTCAGCAACTAATGACAAGCTCAGTAAGTTGGAAGAAGCCAGTGCTAAGAAACAGGCGGCTTTAGATGCCTTTGATCGTTCAGTAAGAGCAAGACAATCTACAGCAGGCCAGATTACAGGTTTAGGTATCGACTCTGATCTATCCCGTGAGTTCATTGAAAATACTCTTTCAGGTACAGGTTCGGCAGCTAAAGGTGTAGGTGACTTTGCCTCGATAATTGGTTTAGGGAATGGTGAGACAGGAAACCAAATCAATGACTACCTACAAGGGTTGGCAGGTCAGGTAGACGAACAACAATCAATCGCTTTCCGTAATCAGATGCTTCGATCTACACCTACGGGAGACTTATTCGATCCTAGTTCTTGGGATGTCCAAGACGTTTCTACAGACGGTATCTTGGGTCTATTGGCTTCGATGGGCGGTCAGTTCACACCTCAATTAGCTGCAATGGTATTAACTCGTGGTGCTTCCCTAGCTACTCAGACGGCAGCCACAGCCGCTACGGGCGCAGCCCAAGCGGGCGGTGGGGCTGCCTCTGAGCAAGAACAATATATTGATAATCTCGATGAATCTGGTTTGTACAAGGCAAGTGGCCTTTATCGAGACCTCCGTAAAGAAGGTAAAACCCACGAAGAAGCTAAAGCAACAACACGCCAAGCAGCCTCTCGATCTGCCCTACTCGCAGCCGGAGCAGTCGGTGGGCTAGGTGGTGCAGCTACTAACTACATTCTTCGACCATTCGCTAATAAGTTACAGGGTGAAGGACTTACCAAACGTGCAAGTGAACTTGTTGGTTTGTCTGCCGTTGAAGAAGGCGTACAAGAAGTTGCCGAAGGTGTTGCAGCAAAAGCAGCGAGTAATGTGGCCATCGGTGGTGAACAAGACGTTACTGAGGATAGTTTAACTAATGCCGTATTGGGTGCTGGTTTTGGTGCTTCTTTAGGCGGAGCAAAACTTGCTTTAGATGAAACCGAAAAAGCTGCACAAAGAGCCGCAGAGGTTCAGGTACGTGCTGAGCGAGAAGACAACTTAGTAAATGAGGTTATCTCTGAGAGAGCACAAGAAACCCCAAAAGAACAGACACCACAAACCAACGAAGCTTCGGAACAGAACTCAAAGCGTCGTGTAGTTACCCCTAAACAAGATCCAAATATCACACTCGACGATACTCAAAAGATTGGTGAATTATTCGATCTCAATCCAGTTAAAGCGGCAGAAACTGTCGCTTCACTTATCAAAGATGAAGATTCCCGTATACAAGCTGTCACTGAGCTTGGTTTGATGGCGGGTCTGCTAGATAGACGTATCGAAGAAAACCCTGAGAGTAGCCAAGAGTTACGTGACAGCAGAGACAAAATTAAAGAATTACGGCTTGAAGCTGCTGTACGGGATTTAAACCAACCAGAGAAAGACACCCAAGAGATTAAGCAGGAAATTATTCAGGATGCCGTTAAGGGCGATCCTGACGCGGTTGAAGATGCTATTACACTTACGATGGAATCACCTGATTCCTTTGATCGTGAGTCCCTCCAAGCTTTGTTGGATTCAGAGAATGCCAACTTAAACCAAGATCAGAAGCGATTCTTCAACCGTGTCCAAGCCTATGAAGCTTACTTGAATGACACTGACAAGAATCAAGTCTCTGACATGATTCGTAATGGTAGTCACGGTTTCAAAGGTATGGAAGATTACCGTACAGCCTACGCTCACGCTACGGCTTCCGGTAATCCTGAACAAGCAGCTAAGGAACTGGAGGGACTCCAGAAATTCCGTAACTTTGTAGATTCTAAACTTCAGGCTATCGAACGTGCGATGGCTGCTTCACGCGCTACTGGACGTAAACGTGATAACTCCTTCCCTGTTGCTTTAAATAACAGTACAGGTGAATGGGAAGTATTGGAACCGGGAACAGAGACAGCAGAATTTAGTGGGTCTCTGAATATCCATCTAGGTTCTGGTTTAAACAAAGACCTAGCAAATGATCTAGCAGCGATTGATGCTACGTTGGCTTGGATGGATGCAGTTGATGAGTATAAGGACGGCTCTGCTGACGCATCTGCCTTAAATCAAACTCCTTCGGAAAACCGAAGCACAAGTGAGTCTGAAAAGTCTCAAGAAGTGCAGCAGAGCCGTGTAGGTAATGATTCTAAACAGGAGATCAAAAAGCCTACAAGTGATAGTTCTACACCCAAAAGCGTAGAAAGCCAAGCCGACGACACAAAAAATAATAATGTTGAGACAGAAGTATCACTTGAAGAACCTACACAAAAAGTAATTACACAGACCGGTAAAAACAACAACTCATCTGTTACTCAGAATACAAATCGTAAAGAAGAACAAGAAAAAGGACTCCAAGGGAACCCTTTTATTGCGTACTTCACCCGCACTAAAGGCCATATTTCAGAGAAAGCAGATAAGATCCTTGAAGATCCAACTGTCCTTATTCCTGAAGAGGGGATGAACGAAGATTCGTGGAGAGCTATCAACCACTTTGCAGGTAAATATCAGGAGTGGTTGCCTACGCTTGAAAAAGTGATGGGTAAAGATAAAGGCGAACGGTTCAACTACCAAGATAGTTCTAACTTCCTACGTAATGAAAACGGAGAACACGAAGCTTCTACCTACATGGCAGTAGCCTTTGCAGCCTATAGCTTCATTCGAGATGAAGGTAAAAACCAAATTAACTCGAATGATGTTATTGCTAAGATCATGGGTTTCCGAGATGCAGATGGTCTGACGCTCCCTCAAGAAGCTGAAGTGCTCAGATATGCTGGCCATACCGCGCAACTACAGGGTCGTAAGATCGGTGAGTACGCAGTAAAAGCCCTTGGGTACAGGATGAAGAGTGCGCCGGAGGATGTTCAAGAACGTGCAATCGCGGCGCTAGGAAACCAAGCAATCGCCTTACTTTTAGAACTTGGTTTGGCAGAAACACATAAGCACAATACTGCTGTCTTGGCTTACCAAACACGCGAAGCCAATGACATGCTCAAAACTTCCTATCATCAAGGACACGCGGTAGTAGAGACGCGGCCCAAAGGTACTGAAGTAGACTTTCTGCGGTTCAAGGTTATTGAGAAGCTTCAATCTACAGGTGAAGAAGTTATTGATATTGGTAGTGCTAACTATCAACTTATTGGCTCTGTAGCCGAGGCTCAGAAAGGTTCTGGAGATGCGTTAGGTCAACTCTTCCAAGCCCCATCTACCATTAAGATGCCGACCTTTGAGGAACCTAAAGACGTAAGCAAATACACGACAAGAGGCGGTCAAGAAGTCACAGAAGAGATGCAAGGCATCATTAACAAGGCACAAAAAGAGCCTTGGGAATTACGTCAAAGCGAAGTGAATATCTTCAATGCCCTTTCAGATGAAGCCAAGGAGAAGCTCGCAGGTGTCGAGGATGAGACTGATTTGCACGTTGGTCGTGCAGCTTCTGTTAAAGCTAAGAATGATGGTTTGAAGCGTGAGATCGAGCTATTCAAGAACTTCCTCGCGGATATGGATAACAGAGAAGAAGGCCGAAGCTCCAAATTCTTCCTACCTAGAGAGATCTGGAAAAACTTCCGTGTAGGTTATGGCTCTGCTATTAACCCACAAACCAGTAGTAAAGTTCATCGTCACTTAATGAAGATGAGTGCTTGGGAATCGACTATCCAGTTAGACGATAGTGATTATTCTTTATCAAGCTTCAAATTAGGGGTAGCTGAAGGGTTAGGTATTGATACTGAGAAGCGATCCGACCAAGCAGCCCTTAAGGACTTTGAAGAGGTTATCCAAAAGGAAAAATACCAAAGAGCACTTACAGCCATTGGTGAGATTGGTTTGTCTGGTGAACCTGCTACACCAGAACAAGAAGCCGCTATTGCAGCACTAGGAAGTTTCCATGCTGTCGAGGCTTTATCTGCTTACTTCGATTACACAGTAGCCTTGAATAGCGGCTCACACGTTAAGACCTTTAAGACTTCACTCATGCGTGAAGTGGATGGTGTGAACAACGGTCCGATCCTACTTCAGATGCAATTAGCTGCCGCTAAGTCTCCTAGAGAGTTACAGAAGCTCATGGAGAAAGGCGGTATGTATGGTATGGAGTCTATCCACAGTAATGTGGCTAATTGGCGATCTGAGGGTAGTCAGGATTTGTATGAGTCCTTGGCTCATCAGATCAATAAACTCCTCGCAGCGACACTCCTAAACGGTGGAGACTCTGTAGCAGCAAGACAGACTGAGGCGTATTACAAGTTAACCGGAGGTGAAGTACGGGACGAAACAGGTAAAGTCGTTGATCGTCAGATTAAACGTGCCACCGCCAAAACCCCAATTATGGCGTTTGGTTTCGGTTCTAGTGTCCAAAAGGCGGTTCAGGGCATGGCCGCAGAGGCACCAAAAGGTTTCTACGAGAACCTAGAGAGTGCTTATCGGTTTATTCAGAACAACCGTAATACAGACCGTGATGCAGCTAAAGCTCGCTGGAGAGAAACCCAAGAGCTTATCTATGCAATGAATCAGTTCTTACCTCATAACCCAATTCGCGTACCTTCTTCTGTTGAAGGGCTTATGACGCTTGAGTTAGATAAACGACAACTCAAAGAGTTCTCACGTAACTTCATGGAGAACGTAGGTGCTCAGACCAGTCAAGCAATGGAGACCGAATACGACGTATTGATCGAGGGCCGTAACAAACTAAACAAAGCCGTTGGTATTGCCTTCGATGCGTTTAACAGTCTCTATACCAGAGCAGCAGAACGGTACGTAGATCGTCTGATCGCTGAAGGCGAGATCCAAATCATCAAACGTAAGAATAAACCGGATCTATATTCTCGTGACTTAACAGAGAAAGAACGTAAAGAGGTCTTAGAATCAATTAAATCTGCGTGGCCTGTAGCTCATACGGCTATGTCAAAACGTGCAGGGAACCTAAATGCCGGCCTTCGTTTATTCAGCGAAAAGAAAGTTTCTGTGGAGCAGGATGGTCGTTACGAAACAAAAACCGTACACACGATCAAAGATAAGAATCGGACTATCCGCGCACTCAGTAAGAAGACGTTATTAGATCCACCGAGCGTTTATGGTCTCGTTGGTTCGATCCACTCATTTGATAGTTCACTGGCTTCTACTGTTTATGGTCAGTTTGAGGCGTTGAACGTACACGATGCGTTGGGTCTAGGTATCAACAATATCTACGATGGTGCAGAAGCATTAAACAAAACTACCTTCGAGCAGCTACGAGATTACTCAGTGCCTGAAGAGTTGGTTGCCATGATGGAACGTACTCTTGAAGAGACGACCAAACTAGAAGCTGAGATGTTCCCTGAGTCTGTCTCCTCGATTACTGGGATCTTCACTGAACTACATGATCGAGAACGTAAAGCGATTTATGGTCGTTACAAGCGAGGTGAGATCTCTGAGGCTCAGATGAAGAAAGAGCAAACTGAGCTAGGTCAAGCCAACCAATATGAAGGTAAATACCGTCAGGGGCTACGTGACTATGCCTTTGCACGAACCAAGGCAAAACTCTTAGTTCTCGCTAATACCAGAGCCATGAACCAATATGGTTTAGAAGGTGGCGAGTACATTACTAACGATGCTGACCGTCAGGCTGCTTTGGATCAAATCGCCAATTTCGACGCATCAGGACAGGTTACACAAGAAGTAGAACCTGAAGCCCAACCAATCGCGGAACAGGCCAATGAACATTGGGGTGAAGTCGGTACTCCGATGACACGCCCAGATTCAACGATTGAGTCTTTCCTGCGCGAGAAAGGGAAGGTAACTATTCGGGAATTCCTGCCTGTTTTACAGAGAGGCATCCTTAATGGTAATCCTCGCGGCTATGCGATGTTACTCCGTGATGTGGCCAAGCGTATTAACAAGAACACAGAGATTGTCTATGTCACGCCAGAAATGGGGACCATAGATTTTGGACGTTCTGTTAAGACTGCTAAAGGTTGGGCGCACTTTAATGTCACGGACAAGAAGACAACTATCTATGTCAAATCTTCCGACTTCAAACATTCAGCAGTAACACCGGAGGTGTTCCTTCACGAGATGCTTCACGTTGCCCTACGTCAGGTTACACGTAAACCAGGAGTCGAAGGTAAACGCTATAAAGATGAGTTGGTTTCATTACTTAAGCACCTACGCAAAGAAGCTAAGAAGAACCCAACTGTCTGGAAGAAATTCAAACCTGCCCTTGAGAATGTCGATGAATTGATTGCTTGGGGTCTTACGAACAAGGGTTTCCAAGAAGCTCTTACAGGTGTCAAGTTCCAATCCAATAATGGTAGGACTACAGCAAAAGCCTTACACGCCTTCTTTAAAGCAATCAGAGGTTTGTTGTTCGGTAAAAATGACACGCACGGTAACGCATTCACGGCTGTTGTGATTAACACAGCCGGTTTGATGGAAGCCAAAGATGCGTATATCGAGAAGAAGAAACGGGAACAAGACAGATTAGTTGTTAAGGCTATCCCAAGGAAGTCCCCGACTAAACGTAAACGTGACCCTAAAGCCTTACGACCAGAGGTGGATAGCCTACTTGTTGCTATCGCAAAACTTGGCGGTATTGATCGTGTCGAGGCAGAAGACCAAGGAATAGATCCTGCGTTCTGGGCAGGAAGAAGTAACGATAATAGACCCGTAGCTGGTATGCCTATCTTTAGGAAAGAAGACGGTAAAAGTTTTGATAGCATGGCGGAAGCACTTTCAGAGTTCGGTTACTTCCGAGGTGTCAGTTACAACCCTAATACGCTCCTTGAGTTAATTGATAAGGAGATACGGGGTGATGAGCAATTCAGTGATCGTTGGCAACCGACAGAAGAAGATTACTTAGCAGAGATGGAAGAACGCTACGGTAGACAACTAATTCAACCTTCATTCGTAGAAAATGATATTGATTGGGCCAACTTTAACGACGCGGAACAACAGACCCTACTTCAAGAATATGTAGAGGAGCCTCTGAGCTTCACTACCGAGCAAATCTTCACCGGGCTAGTAAACCGTGATGGTTTGTCAGGTACACAAGCGTCTCGCTTACGTGGAATCCTTGATAATGTTGTTAAGAAGATTCATGGGCCGTTTGGTGCGTATGCGTTAATGCACGACAGAACACAGACCTTGAGTGCTGAGGATACTTACCTAGCCTCGATGTCTGGTTTCGATCCTTTTGTTTCTGATGTCGTAGGCAAACTGAACGTCACCAATGCTGAAGCCTATGTGATGCAACAGGTTGAGATGACTGTCCGTACTGCTTTTGACAACTCACATGCGTCTTACAAAGAAATGGAGCGCGTATTTAGAGAAGCCAAACGACAACTGAAGCCAGAGGATTTCATTGATCCAGAGACCTACAATTTCATCTTCGATTCGAGAGGTAAGCCGGAAACGTACCTAAGCCGTTTCGTTGCTATGTCTATGGTTTACTCCCCTCTTACCGAGAAGTTAGATACTGTGGATCTGCCTTCTAAACTGAAGAGTGTTGCGGATCAATCTGTTGAAGGTTGGATTGCACAACAAGGCTTGAACATCTTTAACAAGCTAAGTTCAGTTATGCCGAAGATGATGAATGGCACACAGGCCACCCAACATTTGAGTCACTTGGTTCGTCACCTAGTAGATCTCGATGGAAAACACAAAGCCCTCCTTAGTCGCCAAAGGAGCGAGACGATTAAAAAGACGGAGGACTTTGCGGAAAAAGGTACAGCTACTCTGCGTAAAGCGGTAGAGAAAGTAGCATTATCTAAACCAGTACAGAACTCCCCTACTAATGTCTTATCTGGATTAGGACAAGTGGTAGCGGCTGTAGCAGGGCAACGTGGTGATGTTTTAGTGGATCATTTGATTAAAGCCAAGAACAAAAGCTTGAAAGGGCTGAATGGCCCGATTGCAGGCTTGGTCAATGAGATTCGAGGAGCCACAGACGGTACACAGGTCTTCTACAAACTACTGAGCATGTCGAATGCTTACCAGTTAGAACGTAAACGCCTGATTGAGGGTTATGCTGATGTTGTATTGTCTGGTTTCAAAGACAACGGCAAAGACCTAAAACGAGAACAGCTTGAAGCGATCACACGTACATTCATTAGGACGGATGCTCAAGGTCTAATTGACAACATTGAGATGTCCGGCCTTACGCGTGTATTAAATGATGACAAAGCCCTCGATGCTGAAATCAAGGCATGGTCGGATAAACTGACCGGGCCAAACCGTCATTATTACCGCAATCAGGCACACAATCTGGGTTATCACTTAGCGACAGGAAATGTCGCTGAAGATAATTTGATGTTGAACGCACACAACATTGCGTACATGGCCAACACTCAGAATTATGTAGATCAGACAGACCCTGCCATCGAGCAAGCCAAGAAAGTTATTGATGTTTTGGTTTCTCTTCATGCCATGCGTGAATTACCACGAGGTTTTAAAGAGACTGCAAGAGAGGTTCTAAATACAGAGAACAACAGAACAGACGGAGAAAATGGTGTCGAGGCTGCCCTATCCATTCACCGATCCCTACAGAAACAAGCGTATGAAACCTTGTTCGATAGCAACCCAATCAACTTTATGAAAGGGTACACCAAGGAGATATACGACCCACATATAGATGTTCAGTTGGTTTCAGAACCAGACTGGAAAGAGTGGATTGCCAAGGGTTACACACCGGGGGAAGTATTAGCTCAAGATCCTGCCGACCCTGACTACGGTATTCCTAAGCGTTTATTCCATGCTCATGCAGGTAGAGAGACGTATGCCACAGGTATTATGTCTACGACAGGTAAACGTAGTCGGGGTTCTAGTGTCCATTCAGGTACTGTTACATCAACAGGTGGTTCGATCAGTACCGTAAACACAGGCACAAACAAACGCATTGAACGTATGAAGCTACGTAACGAGCGTGAGTTATTCAAGCCTCGTGAGAATTACAAGCCATCACGTAAACCGTTCTTGGTTCCTACTCTCAACCACAAAGGAAAAGCAGAGAACTATCGTTACTTGATGAACGAGGATACTAAGTCCCGATTGTTGAATAAGAACAATCAGGTTACTTCTGTATTGGGTGGTATCGCAGGATCTAACTACGACAAACTCGCTACACCGGAAAACAACAACAGGGCCATTAAAGCGTTACGTGAACACTACAATACGAACTTCGCTAAGAACGCTGACAGCTTTGTTGAGGTTAGTTTGAATTCTTCTGACAAGCGTATCCGTGAAACCTACGCACTTTTACCAGATGAAACCAAACGTGAGATACGTAAGGTTTGGGGCGGTAATAAGATGTACGTAGATAAGGACGTATTCGACATGGTGTTTGGTTATCGTAAAGCGTCTATCTCACATGTCTTAGACATTGAGAAAGAACACAGAACCGTCATGGAGAACATTATCGCCAGCTTGCCTGAGTTGCTGTTCGGTAAGAAAGCAGCACTACGGATCGCACAGGCAGAAGATATATGGCAAGAGATAGTCACTGAAGTAAAAGACATTCTTGTTATCAAGAACCTCTTTACTTTGTTAGGCAACATCTCATCTAACGTATCGCTTCTACTGATGTCGGGCGTTAGCCCTAAAGATATTTACAACTCTCATGCTGTAGCAATGAAGGGTTACATCAATTATCAGCGTGATGCGAAAGAGTTAATGAAGATCGAGGCCATACTTGCCAGTGGCTATCTCGGTAATCAATCCCAAGACGAGCTTGAGTCTCGCGTAGCGGAACTCAAGGGAGCCTTGGAAAATAATCCTGTGAAGGAAATGGTAGACCGGGGCATGATGCAGACCATCGTAGAGGACGTTGAAGTATCTGATGATGGTTTCTCGTATCAGTCACGGGCTTCTCAATACTTGGATTCTAAAACAACATTCTTACCGGATGTGGTGAAGTCGGTTGGTAAAGAGTTGTACTTATCACACGACACGCCTCTGTATCAGTTGTTGTCGCAAACAACGGCAATGTCTGACTTCGTGGCACGATATACGCTACTTCAGCATCTGACGAAGCGTGAGAAGAATCCAATGAGTAAAGATGACGCGTACCGACGAATCGAGGAAGCTTTCATTCAGTACGATGTACCTAGTCATGTACTTATGCAATACGCAAATGACATGGGTTTGTTGTTCTTTATGAAATACTTCTTACGTATTCAGAAAGTGTTACTCCAAGTCTTTGCAGAGAATCCTGCAAATGTGATTGGCGTGACTGCTGTGGGTGAATTCTTTAGTTCGATCCCTACAGTTGCGGAATCTAGCTTCTTAGGTCGCCTCTTTAATAATCCGTTCTCTGCGGGTGCATTTGAAGCGATAGATGCTGTACCTGAGATCATTACGATCCAAGGTCTGACAGCGCCATTATAGGATGTCTAAAATGACTAAAAGAAGGGTACTAATCCGTACCCTTCTTTGAATCATCTTTCAGTTCTTCTGTGATTAGTCCCGTAACGAGAAACGCTATGAATAGTGCCGTTACAATGGCTCCCAGAATAGGCGCAAGGAGTGATATTACTAATATCACTCCTATTGCCGTTATGATGGCAAGTAACACACCTATGAAAATAAGTGTGTTCTTAATGAGTATCATAACTAACCAAAGATTGATGTTGCGGCTGCGTCTACAGCTTCGTCTGCTGATGCAGATTCTGGCTGCTTTGGTTCAGCGATAAATGCAACTTCTTCGGGCTTTGCCTCTAAAGTACGTGGAGTTGCTTGATCCTTTGGTTTCGCTACGAGACCTGTGGGTACGAGTTCAATTTCAGCCTCGATGGTTTGACCGCCTCGACCTGTTTTATTGAAATCGACATTAGAGATGTCGAAGTTAAATCCTTGGTTTGCTACGTAAGATCGTAGCGCCTCTTCAATGCCTTCTTGCGAAATGCTGAGTTTCATCATGGTGATGGGTTCCTTTGGGTATAAGTGTGCTTGCTCCGTAACGAGCAATCAGGATCGAGTCGGCAAGTGCCTGTCCCTTCCCTTTTAAATTTAAGTCGTTGACATGCGGATAAAGTTGGACGCAACGAGATCGAGCAACATCTTTATCAGTGCCGATTAGTCCGGCGTGTTTCTTCCATTCTTGGGGCGTTACTAAGGTTAATGGGATATGGCTACCCATGATAAGTCCTTCAATAATCCCTGCGGAATGTCCGAATGAGAATGCCGAAGCTGCTCCCATTTTCACGCCTCCACTAGGCATGGCATTTACCTTCTCTAAGAAAGTGTGTGTAATTCCTGCCTCTTCATGGAGTGATAGCCAGTGGGATATAGCGGCTGCGTTAACTCGATTTTTACTGCCAACTTTGATGGTGGGCATGTGTAGGTGATCTACTAGATCGAGTGTTAACTCGTCTAGTAGAGTGAGTGACCCTGTGATACCAGGGTCGATCCCTAAGATATTCATTAACCGAATAAGCTTGGTCGTGCTGTACCTGCTGCCGGAGCTGCTGCAATAGGAACTGGAGCACCCACTGTACCGTTAGCTTGCTTAGTAGATTTGTCTCGCGTCTTACCTGCGTTCTGTTCAACCCATGTGTTGTAGAACTCAGCTTTTTCTTTACCTGCTTTTAGTTCGGTCATAGTCATCTTATCAGATGCGCGGAAGAACTTAACGATCTCGTTAACTTCACGAGTCTCGCCTGATGGTACGTAAATCACTTTACCTGCCGCATCGGTGCTTTTCACATTCTTGTCTACGATCTGTTTCTCAACAGCTACATAGACTTCCTGATCCAATAACTCAACAGCAACTTGCTGTTCAGTTGGTAGCTCTTTCTTCGCGTCACGATCCCAAAGCTTAATGACTTTAGCTTCAGTATCTACTTCCTGAAGGTATTTACCGACAGTCAAGTTACAAAGAGACTCGATCAGTGCGTAGCCCGGTAGGTACTCCAATTCACCATCTTTGTTCTTAAAGGTAATTGCATTACCTTTTGCGTCACCTGACGATACGTAAACTGTCTCACGAAGCTCACGCTTTGGTGTTTTAAGGTGGATAGTGACAGTCGCTGCACCACCGCTTGATTTACCTGTGTAAGCCATTGTGACTTTAGCTGGGTAAATGCCTGTCTCTAGTGGGCCAAAGTTACCTCCGCCTACTACGTCTTTTACTTCTTTAACCTTCTCGGTTGGCTGTGTTAGGTTTGCAAACATAATGATCTCCTTTAGATTTTGTCTGCGCGTACTTGGGCTTGGTCATCTGAATATGACCCGCTAGAGTAGCGAATGCCCAGTTTTGCGATATTTTGTGAGATGGTCTTATCTCGTGTAATTGATTGGTTTTGTCGGAACCCTTCCATGAAGAACTCTAGGTCGCCTAGTTCTTCAATTAGGTTCTCTGTGTTAATGGGTTCTGCATTGAGAATGTGGCTCATTACAGTCTCAAGTAACTCACCTGCTTCCCCTGCAATACCGACTGCCATGTGCAGTAAGTCAGCTTGTTGGGGAGTTAGGTTTGCCTTGACCATTGGTGTCGGTCCGGAAAGGTCGAGCCCTTCTGCACGGATGCCTTGAGCCTTGTTATAGATGGCTTGCTTCTTTGCCCTATCTAATTTGTTAGCTTGTTGTACCGTTGCAGTTGCTTCAGCGAGTAAGACAACCTTATATTCAAGGTTGTCTCTCAAGTCCTCGGCAATCGAGTTACCACTCTTTGCCAGAGATGAAACCATCTCGGCATGAGTAATTGGTTTCATCTCTGTCATCACGCGGCTGCCTCTGTACCGTAGTATTCATGCAGGCGATCTAGGACATGCTGTAGGTTGTTATCAATGAACGTCTCATTGGTATCCCACATACCTAGTGGTGAACGCATACGTTCGTTAACCGTCTCTTTAGTGAGTTTGGTTTGGTAAACGTATTTGAAACCAAGGGCTTCCTCTTCTGGTGAGATATTCAACAGATCAGATTTGTAACCTTCTAGTTTCTTCAGGTTCACTTTCTTCGTTGAAATGATTGCAGAGAAGTAGGATTCGACCCCATTGTTCTTCGCTGAACCTTTGATGGGTACAGATGTCTCCATCACCATCTCAGCCTCATTCATATCGTCTTTGGTGTGAGCCAAGAAGATGACATTCTTACTCGACGCTGCAACCCATTGTTGCATCATCTGTTTGAAGAACTGAGCGTAGTCTCCCCACGCTTTCATGGTGTTCGCTGCGTTCAGTACGTAATTCGACTCATACATATCCATCAAGTACGTCAGACTATCAATGACGATAGTATGTACCTCTGGCATGTTCTCTGCCTCAAGGAATGCTTGTTGAACTTGTAATGGATCGGTGATTACGAATTGCTTGAACTTTGACCGGAACGGTAGCTTCTTCCCTGCTTCGCAGTTCAGATAGATAACACCATCTGGGTTCTTAATATTCATTAGTGATGCTGATTTACCTGTCGCGGCTTTGCCACAGATAAGCACCAGATTGTCATTTACTGACATCGGTATACTCCTTATAGATTTTCAAAAGAGGGGCAGGATGCCCCACTCTTTAGGCTGCGTTATTAATGCGTTTACCTACGGTAGACATGATCGTGCCAACGATTTCTGCTTCCTTGAGCTTGTCAGGGAGCTTGTCGTTAAGATCAATGACTTTGGTTTGAACATCGTTATATCCGAAACCAGAGTCCACCAAGATCAGTGCATACTTCAGTAGCATGTTGTTGCGATTCCCATCACCAGTGTGGTTCATTACCCAACGCTCCAAGTTATTCAACGATTGAGTATCATTGATGAACTTCTTGTGTTCGGCATTCTTACTGGTCTTAGGAATAAACGGCAGGACATCGAGGAGCTGACCATCGGTGTACTCGTGATGACCATTGTGGGACAACCACTTACGGTTACGTTGGCCTGTACCGTCGTCTACTTCAAACGGTAGCCACGCATACACGTTATCCATGAATTCTTTGTATTCCTTAGAATCCATTTTCAATGTGTAATTAAGTGGTAGAACGATACGGAAACGTTCTTCAGTAGGCGTACTACGTTTAGTTGTGTAATAGAGTGCCTTGTAATCCTTCAACAACAACTTAGCTGTATTCAGGGCTACGCCTCCATCTACATCAATCACGACAGTATTGAAGCCTTCGATGGCTTCCTCATCTCGACGATTACCTGCTTTAAAGTGATGGTTTACCCAGTGCATACCTTGAGCCTGTGTCAGTCTATGTAGCTGATCGAAGGGGGCATACTCATTTGTATAGCCTGTCGCTATATCATCACTGTAACTCACTACAATCTTATCGAGGTCTGTCTCTTGTAGAGACTCACCTGATAGGAGCTCAACGCCATCAATGAAAGACTTCTTAATGATGATGTTGTTCTTGTATCCCCATGCCGTTGCTAGGGTTAGCATCTCGTGACGCTTGCTCTGTGCGGCAGGTACATACTTCAGGTTCTGGATTAAATCAGAGTGAGTCAACGGCTCTTTGATCTCGCTAATGTAGCGAGCTAACTTCATGTGAGCCTGTTCGCGGTAAAGCATACCTCTGTACTCTTCACCTGAGTCTTCCGCAACTTTAATAGCTGCTTCTAGGTGCTCTACGGTAATCTCAGGAGACTCATCAATAAACGCATAAGCTCCGGCTAGTTTGACTGCTTTGAAGAAACGGGTGACTAACTCTGTCCGTAACAAATCTTCCTGTGAGCTAAGGCTTAGTGCTCGCTTCTCGCAGTCTGCTTTGTAGGTGAACATTGCCAGTGCGGTTGCTTCAGGCATTACCAATACCTTATTGGCATTGATAGGATCGCTGAGTCGGCCAAACTTAATATCCAAGTCATTCACTAGAGGATCGCTTGCGGCTGATTTCGCCATCTCATACTGCTCTTTTGCAGTTAAGACTCTACGCTTATCTTCTTTAACGTGACCATAGAACAGTCGTCTGCCATAACCGGACTCGATGAGTTCGAAGAGAACATCTTCTAATTCACCTAACATCTTGTTAGCAGTACCAAACATCATTAGGTTAGCTGCGGTCTTACCTGCTATCTCCTCTAACCGAACACTCTCTTTTGTAGCCTTCGTTAGTTTGGATTTGGTTTCACCGTCATAGAGCTCCATGAAGATTTCCAGTAACTCTTGGTTCTTCTGGAAGTTCAAACCAACCTCGTCAATGACGCAGTTCAATGAGCCTGCTTGAGCCATCAAAAGCTTATGTCTAGCTTGTTTGATTGCGGGAGCTGATCCCGAATCAAATGAGAAGGTGAATGGGCCAGTTCCTTTGAACTCAGTGCGTACTGCCTCAAGTTCTTGGTCTGGGTCAGTCCCTTTTCTCCCTGCACGTTTCAAAGCCAACTTAGGGAAGTTGTCTTCTGCGAGTACCGGGAATGTCTCGTCAATGAAGCGAGAGATGAACGTACCCATCACTTCACTTGTTAAGATCCGTTCAGCTTGGGATTTACCGTAGGCTGACGGAGCTAAGTTGAGTGCGTACATATTGACTGGAATACAGTTGCCTTCCGGCATACGGATCATGGTACGCATAGAGGCGGCCATGACTGCGAAATGGTAAGCGACCATCAAACGGGTAAAGTGTGGGTCATCTCGTTGTAAACGATTCTTGATAACCTCAACTAACTTTTCACTGGTTTCGTGGTACTCCATCTCCTTTACATTTTTCATTGGGGGGGGTTGCTCCTTAAAGTATCAGTGAACCCTCTGCAATCAGATCATCCTTTTGAGTACAAATAGGAAAGGCATCGCAGTATTTACACGCGATCACCTGTCCCGGAACTTCTTTAACAATGCCTTTCCCGCCATCGGCTGCGAGACGGTTATAGGCTTCTTGTTTGTTATCGAAGTTCTTTGTACTACGGGTTGTCTTATCTGGGTTCTTGTAGTATTTGAATGTTGGCTCTGTTCTCCAGAGCTGTTTATCTGAGCAGAGTGGTAGATCCTTTTCAGGAGAATCTTTATATTTTTCAATTTCCGTAATCTTTCGTTTGATGAAACTATCTGTCTCTTCAACACTCAGTAACGGAATCAGTTTTTGTAAGGTTTGACGAGGTGGGTATTTCGGATCGGTTTTCGCTCTCATGGCTTGCCAATCAGTGAAGATGAATTGAATTGCCATCTCGTCTTGGGTGATGATGTCTGGATTTAACCAACGGTAGATAGAACCTTGTAATTGGTAATCTTCGTCTTTATTACCGTTTGTGTACGTGTACGTTGAGGTGCTTTTAAAATCCTCTACACGGCCATCTCCTACGAAGTCAAACTTACCTGACACCCTGTAGCCTAAAACGTCTCTATAGGCTCTCTGTTCGAGATAGACAGGTATATCGTCTTCTCCGAGCTCACCGGGTAACGGATTGACAACTACCTTGTCGATCACACGCTTTGGTGTACCTAAGTGTGTTAGTGCTTGTTTGTAGTTATTGACCCAAGCATTCTCGATGGCATCGTGTATGGCACTTCCCATACGGCTCTTAACAAGCCCATCGAGTTCAGTTAACTTTTCTTCTTCTGGTACTCGACCAGCTAGAATTAATTGACGGGTAGACTTCAGGAATGAAGTGGCTGAGATTACGTTCTCTTCGTAATCATAATTATCGTTGGCTAGGAATACCGCCATTGATAAGGGAATACTGGATGAGTTCAAATACTTTCTTTCGGACATAGAAGTTCCTTTTAGGAGAGGACTCTCCTACGATTATTGATTTTATGAATGGTAGTTATTCGCGGTATGTATTGGCGTGGTAATTTACGGTTTAAGAGATTTCTGCTACCATGAGACACATCTCTTCCACTCACAAGCCAAAACATGACTATGTTGCATAGTCACCTTAGTGTACGGAGTACACCCTTCTCTTATATATATCTATATATACTTATTAATATAGTGATTAACTCCCGCCAAGCGTCAGCGGAGGCAGGGAGTTAATCACGTATATAATACTAAGCACTACAAGCTAGACACTCAGTATTAATAACTACACCACTTCGACTATAGATATAGTAAAGAGCTGTAATCATTGGATCGAGGAATGCTTTACTGTGTAACTTAGCAATACGTTCCTCATCGCCATCTTCACTTACAAAGAAGTTTAATGACTGACCTTGACAGAGATACTTCTGTCTTGTTGAAGCCAATCGAAGGATAGCTTCTTGGTCTACTTCGAAGGCAGTACGGAATACTGCTTTCTCTTCTTCCGTTAACCAATCCAAGTGTTGAACAGAACCAATATGTTGGTTTATGTCTTTCACCAACTCTTCAGAGTACATGCCTCGTTCATTTGCTAGTTCATAGAACTTAGCTGAGATACGTTTCATGCCTCCGGCTGCTGAACCCATTTCAAACACCATGCCCGGATCTGGGAATACAGACTCTGATACTCCGCCCATAAGAAGTGCTGTACTCTTTGTAGGAGCCACAGCCGTCCTGTGCGTGTTTCTTAGACCTGTCCCTTCACACCACTCAGGTTCACCTAAAAGACCTGCGAGAAGCTTCGAGGCTTCTTCTGAGCCATCATGGAGTTTCTTAAAGATCTGTTGGTTTAACGTATGTGCTTGGAAAGACTCGAAAGGAATCATCTTGGATTGGAGTAATGTACCGAAGCCCATTACACCTAAACCAATTGCTCTCCCCTTCTCTGTAAATGCCAGAGCCTTCTCAAGACCGTTAATATCTTTGGCTTGCTCTAGGAAGTAACTCACCACACAGTCTAGGAAGACTGTTGCGGTTAATACTGCATCCGTATCTTTCCACTCATCCCACTTTGCTAAGTTCATGGACGAGAGTACACACGTATAGGAATAGTCCTCAGAGCTATGCAGTAGAATCTCAGTACACAAATTGGACGCTTTGATGTCTAAGTTCCTATCTACATAACACTGAGGACGTAACGCATTCGCTTTATCTGGAAAGAAGAAGTATCCACGACCAGTCACAAGTTTGGTGTGAAGTGCATCGGTGAACCGTTGTGTTGCGTCCTTGTCACCGTTCTTCAATCGTTCGATAAAAGCATTACTTACGTTCCAACCAATGTTTAAACCATCTGGTTCACTCTCTAGGAGAGTTAGCAGCTCTTCAAAGTCACCGTGATCTATAGGTAAATACGATGCAATTGAACCTCTGCGTTGAGAACCTTGGCTTACATTAGCCGCCATTGTTGCGAAGTCCTTAATAACAGGGATTACGCCACTGGCTTTGCCGCCTACACTGATTTCAGAACCTCTCGGCCTTACTGCTGAGAAGTCTGCTGAACACCCAAATCCATGTTTGGATAGGATGGCTGACTCGTGTAGGTTGCTGTAGAAGCTATCTACGGAATCTCCGATGAATTGACCTGAACAGGAAACAGGTAATCCTCTCTTCGTTCCTACGTTAGCTAATACGGGTGAAGCAGGACTGAACCAACCCTTCCACATAATGTTGAAGAATTTGTCTTCCCACTTCTTACTGTCAGGCATATAGGCTGCCAATGTTTTAGCAATGGTCTTATGCCTTCCTAACAGTCCGTCCTCACCATTCACAGCATATTTGGCTTGGAACATTTGATACGCTTGGGTTGTATACCACTCAGGGTAAATACCCGCTTTCTGACCAGCCTTACGGTCTTGGCTTAATTGTTCAAAACTCTTACTCATAAGCCACCTCTGGACGGAATTTCAGCTCTTGTTTATTCCAGTTACGGACGTACTGGATCTGGTTGTTCGCAAAGAAATCTGCGAATTTGTATGTTGATAAAGCGTCGTAGAACCAGTTAGAAACCGTTCCATCTTCTTCATCAAAGAGGCGGGGACAGCCTAGCCCTTCGAGACAGACATCAATCCGGTTACGGACAAAGTGAAGGATTTCCTCTTTCGTGATCGTGCGGATACCGCCCTTACTGAAAATCATGTCAATGATTTTGGTTTCATGGACATAAACTGCTTTAGCAAGCCTTAAACACATTGCTTGAAGATCGTCTTTCTTGGCTTCATCAATCAAACCAAGGTCAGTCTCTTCTAACATCAGTTGACGGTAGACCCATGAACTAAACTGGAAGTGTGAGTGCTCTTCCTTACAGCTAATGTCTACACCTGCTGCAATGTGAGGGATCAGGTTGTATCCGCCCATATTGAAGCTCTTGATGAATGCAAAGCTTGAGTACAGAACTGCACCTTCCATGAAGCTGAAAGCTGCTAGACACTTGTATGGGTCTTGAGTAGCCAGATGGCCTTCAATAAATTCCATACGATCAACCAAGATGGGTTCTTCCTTCCATGAGTTATAGAACTCATCGGTAGCTAGATTCAGGGTCTTATTGACCATTTCATAGAATGGTGCGTGAGAGTTTATCTCTGTGAACGCGAAGGCATTGGCCGCTCGCTGAATGTCAGGTCGAGGAAACATTCGTTTGAACTTTCCTGACCAGAATTCATCACCGATATGTAACTCATATTGAGTGAACAGCTTAAGCGTTGTAGTAAGGCCGTGACGCTCACCATCTGTAAGCATTGTACGAACATCGTTCTCATCTTTTTCGACTCCCAGCTCCTCGGCTGACCATAGTGTACTGAAAGCACGTTTAGCTGCTTCCTCAGCTTGTGGATAGGACTTATCTGCATAGGAGGTAGCTTTGGTTAAGATATTGGCTTTAACCATCAGTAAGCTCCCTCAGTTAATGCAGCCCACGCTACGGGATACAATGGAGCTATGATCTGGTGTACGGATTCAGCCAAGTCCTGTACTTCTTTCTGTGCATGACTATCGCTACGTTGGTTGTAGAAATTGGCAAAGGCATAGAGTGAACCTGTCCATACCCAATTAACTTCAGTACCTTGTGGTAAGAAGAATCGAGCCTGTTCAGGACACATACCCTCTTCGATGGCCTCTAAGTAGAGTTCTTTACAGACATTGACTGTTTGTTTATATGTATCCATCCAGTCATCGCTATTGTCCATTGGTACATCTGCACTACCCTGCTTCACACTTGCCGCAGCTTTACGGAAAAATGGTGGGAAGTAGAACTCTGGTTCAGAGCTGATGTAACGTCTGGATTCTTCTGACTCGACAAAACCTACTTTGTGTTTAAAGCACTGAGTACGGATAGGTACAGGTGCTTGCATACGTAGAGTGATGTGTGGATGCCCGAATGGAACCCAATGCTCAGGAATCTTGCGTAGATAAACTGCTAGGCGATTAGCTTCTTCTTCTGGGAAATCCATACCATTTACGTCAATCATTTCTTGTATTAGTCGTTGCCAATCCCCTGTCGCCATGCCTCGTGCAAGGAAACGTACAAGGTTATCGTTTTGGGATTTCGTGAAGTTCTTTGCTAAGTCTGCAAATGAGTGTCTCGCATAGTTAGCGATAGCCTCGTCATCGAGGTAATGCGATTCATATTCTGCTTTCAATGTGTTAACTCCTATTTGTTGAAAGGGTGTAGGACGGTACGGAGTACCGGAATCTTTTTCAGAAATAATTTCAGGATGTAGATAGGCTCGACCCAATAAATTAATTGAGGTGGGTTATGCCTGATTGCGTTGATTGTTGCGGTACTGGGTCGAACACTGGGAGCTTTCCTGTCCCCGGTGATCCAGATCTGAATACCTCTGTACTCTCGGTAACGGGGTACATGGATTCGCTTATTGTGCGGTGGAGCCTGCCTGAAGTTTCATTAGGCGCTCACTCGAAGACGGTCATCTATCGCAGTACAGAGAATGACGTTGGTACAAGCACCCAGATTGGTATCTCGGCAGGGGATAGCTATGTCGATGAAACTGTTTTAGCCGGAATCGTTTATTACTATTGGATTCGGATGATCTCTATCAACGGAACGGTTGGTAATTTCATTGGCCCCACATCTGCTACCGCACCGTTGTTCTACGATGCGTTGAATAATGAATTAGTAGGTCGGATTGACTTAGATAACTTCGATGGTGATCTTAAGACAGAGATCGCTAGGATTGATTCTATCTATAACGATCTATTAGATGAGGTAACAAACCGTCAGGTTTCAGAGACGGCCCTTTCTACGGCTATTGGAGATTTAGATGCGGCTTATACGGGTACGTATGCTGAAGTAACCAATAAACAGTTCGCTCTTGAGAACGATCACGCTGCCTTAGCGGGTGAGTTATCACGTATCGTCGCAGGTACTGATGAGACCTTTGCTACCGTATTAGAAAATACGGTATCTCAAGCAGATGTTGATTCTGCGATTGCCTCTAATAACACTCAGTTGCTCTCTACCGTCGGCTCTACGTATGCCACAATAGATGACGTGAACTCAACCATCACTGGTTTGAGTGAACCCGGAGGAGCCATCCATACGGTTGCCACAGACTTAACCGCAGTTACTACCCGCGTAGACGATACGGAATCCAGTATCACCAACCTTACACAGTCTGTTAACGGTGTATCTGCTCGATGGGAAGTGAAGACAGATGTTAATGATCTCGAAGGTGGTGTAGGTTTCTACAACGACGGTACAACGACTAAATTCGCCATTAACGCTACTGAGCTCGAGGCCAATACCTCTATTAACTCTATTGGCTTGGAGGCAGGTTTAACAGGACAACAGGCAGGTGCTTTAGCTATAGGTAATTACTCAGGTCGAACGTCTCAAGGCGTTAACGCGGTCGCTATTGGTAAAGACGCTGGGTACAACACACAAGCAGCTCAGGCTGTTGCTATTGGTCAAAGTGCTGGCGGTACGAATCAAGGCCAATCAGCAGTTGCCATTGGTACTGTCGCGGGGGCGAATACTCAAGGGATGCAGAGTATTGCTATCGGTCAGACAGCCGGGTACACCTCACAAGGAACACAGTCCGTTGCTATAGGGATGGATGCAGGTCATACAAGCCAAGGGAGTCAGAGTGTTGCTATAGGCTATAGAGCCGGAAAGAATGGCCCGCAAGGTTCCGGAGGTGTAGCAATAGGTTGGCAAGCGAATGAAACAGCGACAGGTGACTTGTCTGTTGCTATTGGTTATCAAAGTAATACATATACTGCTGATGGAGCCACCTGTGTTGGTACAAACTCTACCACAAATGGCAACAGATCTGTTTCAGTTGGATGGAATGCTCATACCATTGGTACCTATGGAGTTTGTGTAGGTAGTAATTCTCAAACAGAAGGTACAGGTAGTATTTCCATAGGGTATAACTGTGACGTAGGTACAGATGGTGCAGGTTCAACTGTTGTGGGTTATAACGCCAATTCTTATTACCTAGACTGTACGGTATTAGGTAAGAATGCAAACTCAACAGGAACGAACCAGTTTGTATTGGGATACACGAATATTACTAACCTTCGTTGTAACGATACAAGTATCAGTTCTCTTTCCGACGCTCGCGATAAGACGGAAATCGTAGATTGCCCTTACGGAATTGATTACATCAAACAAGTCCGTCCTGTGAAATACAAGTGGGATTATAGACAGGAACATTTTGTAGACGGTGTTGCGCCCCCAAAACAAGGTACAGAGGAAGTAGGTTTTATTGCACAGGATCTTGCTGCCTTAGAAGGTTTAACTGGTGCTACGAGCCTTAAGAGTTATCAGCACTATCCTGAAGCCCGTGACGTTGATGATAATCTGGTACATCCAGATCTTTATGAAGCAGATGCCTTGAAGTTATTTCCTGTATTGGTAAAAGCTGTTCAGGAACAGCAAGCCATGATCGAAGAACTTCAAGCTCAGGTTGCTGCACTGTCTCCGTGATTTAAAAGCGTACTTTAAATCATTCGATTTAAGCCTTGGTTTCCATGTTCATTAAATCTATAGTTCAATTTATGTACTGTTCATAAATATCGCTAGGGATTTAAAACATGAAGGTAGGTTATGCAAGAGTCTCGTCAGAGGATCAGGATTTAACGATCCAAGTACAACAACTCAAAGACCAGGGCTGTGAGAAGATCTTCTCAGAGAAGTCTTCAGGAAGCGGCACGGAGAGCCGTACTGAGCTTCATGCCCTCCTCTCCTTTGTCAGAGAAGGTGATGTTGTCATTGTTACTAAGACAGACCGTATCGCTCGTAATACTTTAGATGCTCTCAAAATAGCCGACGATCTGGCAGCGAAGTCCGTAGGACTTAAGCTGCTCGATCTAGGCGATATGGATATTAATTCAGACATAGGTAGAGTTATCTATGCTGTGATTTCAGCCTTTGCTGAGATGGAATTAAAACGTATCCGTAAGAGACAACAGGAGGGTATTGCTAGAGCGAAAGCCAATGGTAAGAAGCTTGGTCGTAAGACTATCTTGACTCCTCACCTCATCGAGAGGGTGCATTCCCTTTACGGGAAGTACGGAGAGAAGAAACGTGTAGCTGATGAGTTAGGTATTAGCCGTACTATCGTTTATAAGGCTTTGAGGCTCTGAGCCTGTAGTCCTATGTTCCACTACCTTGTGGTGGATGGTTGAGTATGTTTCATTGTTAAACGCATCTAAGATGTCACTTATGTTTTGATCCTCAGCCAAGGTTATTCTTGAAGAGGCAGAACACTTTGTTAATGCCTCTAATATTTTTACAGCGAAGTAACTATCCAGCTTTAAGCTATGAAGGTCTTCTTTGATCTCTGCGTAGAAGAAAGGACGCTGCTTGCGTATTTCATCAATAAGTCCTGAAACCACTTCAGGGTTCCAGACGATAAGGGTTCGTTGTTTCATTTTAGTTTCCGGTGGGATTAGTTAATGAACGTGGCCCGTAACGTGGGCTAATCGGTTAAGTCACTCAGGGGAAAACGCGTATGCTGCAAAAACCCAAGCCTTAACTGTGAGCGATATTGGCCCCTCCTCTCACTGGGGTAGTTATGAGTTATAGGGTTCCTTGACGATGGGAATCACTTCTCCTTCCGTCTCGATCCAGACCCTAGCACCACAGCTCAGTGGTGCGTGGGGTCGGTAGATCACCTTACAATCACCCTTAATCTCTACTTCGTGAGCATAAGAGTTATCTTTATAGGTCTTACAGGTAAGCACAGGTTCCACCTCATTGTTCTTGAGGTTGCTGCGTATTTTATGTTGGTTTACGTGGATGATGGTTTTCATGCTGCCACCTCTTCACCAAGCAGTTCGGAGAACTGAGTAATGTTAAGGATTCGTCGGCCTACTTCCCCAAACTCTTTATGGAACTCTAGGACTTTAATATCTCGATCTGACCGATAACCTTTAGATTTATGCCAACCATCTTGAGGAGCTAAGGTACGGAAACTTTCTGCTTTACAACCTCTAAGATCTTTTAAGGTGTCGTGGTGGATATGCCCGGTAAACCATCTTCGATGTGTTGTCTCTCCCCAATCCTTCGCCCGATCTGCGGCCATGATCTCACCAAGATCTGTCATCTTACATTGGTCCCCATGCGTCAAACCAAATAGGTTCTTACCGAAGCGATGATATTGATAGGCAATGTTTGTGGTGTAGATTATGACTCTTGGATTCTCAGAGAAATACATCTTGAGTACGTGCATCAAGGCAATACTCATGTGCTCATCGTGGTTGCCTATAGCGTTATATACATGGACGATCTCATGCTTCTGTAAAGCCAAGAAGATGAGCTGAATCATAATCTCATACCCTGCCTCGAAGCGGTCTCCGAAGCTGCCAGAGACATCGAGGGGATTACCTGAACGTCTCGTCTGATTCTGTGCGTTGTCTGCGTGGTAGAGATCTCCGACATTCATCACCATGCCTTCTTTTGTTGGATTAGCCTGAGCAACGGCTTCAGTGAATGCGGTGATGTACAACTCTTTAGCTGCTTTAAGATCGTAGTCCTGACCTACTTCAGATAGGTAGGTGGCTAATCCAATGTGAGGATCGCCTAGAGGATAGACAGTGAGCTTGTCTTCGTTGAGCAGTTTATTAGGGGCTTTGATAAGAGGTGCAGGTTTTAAACCTTCTGTAAGACTCTCTACTACTTGAGTCAGTGCATTATATTGTTGTTCCTTATCTGCGCTACTCTTCACCCATTGGGCTTTCAGATTCCCATCTTGATCGTAGAGACTAGAGATCCCTTTAATACCGAAACCATCAGGGACAGTTCTCGTCATATCGTGATCCGGTGAATACCCTCTTGCGACTGCCCTCTTCTTAATTCGTTTAATCGTGCTGTTGATGGTCTGTCTTGTGACATTCCCTATAGCCTTAGCTGTGGCCTTATCGCTCCCTTCTTTAATCTTGGTTTCAAGTATTTGAGTCTCGCGCTCGGTAATACAGAACTCTCTCAGATCTTTTAGATTCATGGTCTCTCCGGTTAGGTATTGCTTACCGGAGTAAATAGAACATGCTCTTTTGGGTTTTTCTGAGATATTTAATTACATGGAGATGTAAAAAAACCAGAAAAGGGTTCTTGGCTTTGGTTATATACGTCCAACTTATTTAGGACAAGTTATGGCTACCAACCTTATTAACTCTTCTTTTACCCTGACAGGGATTGCTTTGAACCCTGACGGCTCTCTAAGTACGAGCGGCAGCAACGGTCTTAGTGGTGGTACATCTGCTCTGGCTTGGAGTGCGCCAGAGGGTCTTGAAGATGGCAATACTCTGACGATTACTACGGACGGCACTTATGATTTTGGAATCGCGCCAAGAATCGCCACCCTTGGCTTCGGTCAAGGCTTCCTTGAGAGCGCAAATTTAAACACTGCGCTGACTGATGTTGTAGACCCAATCTCAAGTGAGACTTGGCAGTATGAGAACGCAGCAACGAATAGCAGAACACCGAATCGGTTTGTCTCTGAGGTGGATGGTATTCGTGCCTTGCATCAATCCCATGCGGGGTACTCTGATGGCGCGGGGTTTGGCTTTTTGGGCTGGGACACTGGCAGCCCTTTAGCAGACGGTGAGCGTGTTTTTGTTTCGTCTTGGACTAAAGCCAATGTAAGCGCGTTTGCAGTAGATAGTAATGGCGATTCCTTACTAGCTACTCAGTGGAAGTCTTGGAGATTTCGGGATGAAATATTCTTCGATTCATCTCAGGGGTATACCGCAGGCAATAGCGGCTACTGGAAAGCATGGGCTTGGCGTACAGATACCTATGGTGATAGATGGCTTGAAGATGATGAAGGCGACTTTACTAACTACAACGAAGACGGTTCAGCCAGTAATGTAGAGTACATAAGCCATCCGACATACGACAACAAATGGACTAGGGCAGACCTTTTGATGCGGCCTTATATTGATGCAAATGGCTTCGTTAGAACTCGGATGCAGAAGCCTGTGGATACAAGCAGCGTAGTCATTAAGACAGTTAATGATTTCCAATTATTAGATTCTGCACATCCTAGAAGATGGCAGACAATACAAGACCAGACGTACATCAAAGACATTGAAGATTTGGATTTGTACATCACTGATTACTATATCCAAGTAGGCTCTTACGCTCGATTTGAGTTAGCGGATGGGGCAACCCCCGCAACATCTACAGACTCAAAGATATTGCCTCCCGAAACAGCCTCTTGGTCTAACAACTCTGCAACTGTGCATCTTTATAAGCAGATGTTTTCTGACTATTCGGGTAAGTATCTGCACTATTACGACATTGACGACAACTTTGTGACAGGAGTGGCGCTGTAATGCCTACAGTTTATGTTAATACCAACAGCGTTGGTGGTGATGGCACAACGAACGCAACCAGTGGCGCTACTGCGGCCTACAGATCTTTACGTCAAGCCATTCTAGGTGAAGCGGCAGACATTACAGGTCTTGGCGATCTTGAGATTCTTTGTGATGGCGGCTTGGATGATGAGTTTGTTGCTGCGGCTGATTGGTCAGGCTGGACAACAACGTCTAGTGATCGGGTTGTAGTAAAAACAAACCCTGCAAATATTAACGCACCCCTCACTTTAGATAGAACTAAATACCATTTTGGTGAAGTTGGTGCGTGGTCTGCACAGGGTACAACTGCAACTTTACTACACGTTTCAGGCGTTCATGCAACTTTCTCGCTCCAATTCGTTCGTGATGTGTCGGGTTATAATTCAGGAACGACTAGGCGAATTTTGTATCAGGATGGTTCTACTCACATAGAGTTATTGAATTGTATCTTTGATATTCGTGGGTATTCCAATGACGGTTCTGGTAAAACCTCATGTTTTGAGATGGCTACATCAGCAGGCTCAGGCGTGAGCCTCACGGTACAAAACTCAGCATTTCTAGGAAGTCCCACATCGACTGCTGACACGCTTGGACTTTCTAAGGCATCGACAGCACTTAGTAATTTAGCTGTCTACAACAGTTTGTTTATAGATTTAGATTACCCAATCGAAAACGGCAGCAACAACCGCTGCGCGAATAACATTTTCCAAGGTGCGACAAGAGAGTTTAGTGATACTACTCCTGCATCAACTGTTCGTTACAACCTTACAGATAATGCTTCGATGAACTCAAGCGGAACTGGTGATTTGCTCAGCAAGACGCTTGTGTTTGCGGGCATTGACGACTTCAACTTGCTTGATGATACCAGTGGTGATAACGCTGATGTTATCGGTGCGGGTATTGGTGTTGATGTAGATTCTGATGTGCCTGTACTTGATGCTTATGGCAACACGCGAACAGGCGCAACGAGTGATATTGGTGCGTATGAATATGCGTTAGTTGGTGGGCCAACCCCCACTCTGGACGACATAGACGGTGACAACAACGTCCAAGTAGGCCAGACGGGTGTAATTATTACGACATCAGGCATTGATGCTGCAAGTGTAACGCAAGGCGTGACATTAGG